TCTTATAGAGAACAGTTCGCTAAAGGAGATAAAAATGGCAAGTGAATTTACAGAGCTATGCGAAACTTATGGGTTGTCTCCGGGCGACCCTGAAGCAATTGATAAGCTGATTCATTTTATAGGTGAATCAGACGATGAAGGGGCAGATGACTCTTGGTATTTTAACGAGGATGCCGATGCGTTTGACCCTGATTTAACAACGGAGGAAGAGGACAATGAAGAATGACGAAGTAAACAACCCGAAGCACTATACTTCAGGAAAGATAGAGGCGCTGGAAATTATTGAAGATGCCACAACAGACCTTGATGGTCTAGAGGCTTTTGCAATAGGAAGTGCTTTAAAGTATATTGTAAGATTTAATAAAAAGAACGACCCTATCCAAGATTTGGAAAAGGCTGTATTTTATATTAACAGGGTTATACATGGTAGATTGAAAAATATAGGTAAGATATACAAGGAGGATGAATGATAGCTTTAATAGATGCAGACATAATTGTATATTGGGCGGCTAACCATTGCCAAACTAATTACTATAATGTAATAGACAAAGACGGTTCTATCTTAAAAGAGTGTGACAGTAAGAGACATGCTCTAGACAATTTAGACGATATAAAACAACTCTGGTCCACACAAGTTACTGATCCTACGAAAGAAGAATTCCCATATAAAGTTATGACAGGGAAGACGGTTCTTCAATCTTGGGCTGAATGTGTTGATTTTATAAATGACTTTATAGAAAGTGTTGTGAAGAAGTCTAAAGCAGATAGTTACGAGTTACATTTATCAGGGCATACTAATTTTAGGAAAGAGATTGCAGTAACAAAACCTTATAAAGGCAACAGGACTGGCGACAAGCCGTTCTATTACCAGAAGGTTAGGGACTACTTGACTTCCGAACTAGGTGCTCAAATATCTGAGAATGAGGAAGCTGATGATACATTGGCTATTGCTCAGACTAATAATAAAGAAAATACAATAATTTGTACAATAGATAAAGACCTGTGGATTGTTCCCGGTGCAAAGTATGATTTTAAGAGAGAAGAGTTAAGCTATGTCACTGACTATGATGGTATTAGGAACTTTCAATACCAAATGTTAGCAGGTGACCAAGTTGACAATATACAGGGTGTTCCTAAGATTGGCCCTGTAAAGGCAAAGAAGCTTTTGAAGGATAATGAGGATATTCAAGATGCTTGGGTTGCTATCAGAGAAGAGTATAGGAATTCCTATAGCTACGATGCTGATGTTGTAATGTTAGAGATGGGTAGACTGCTTTGGATGAGACGAAGTGTCGGACAAATGTGGGAACTACCTTTATTCATAGATGAGCTAGAGAAGGAGGAAACGAATGGCTAATTTAGTTGAAAACGTGGAATTAAACTGGTGTTTTTTAGACCCCAACAATCCACAAGAGAACTTTGAGAAACTTCAATGGTCTGTTACAGCTTATGTAGATAAGACAACAGCACAGAAGTTTAAGAAGAACGGTTTTATCAGATCTTTGCGACCTGTAGAGGATGCAGAGGGAAATGAAACTGGTCAATACAAAGTAACTTTTAAACAAAACGCTAAGACCTCGGCAGGTAAAGATTTATCACCTCCCGGTGTTTTTACGAAGACAGAAGAAGGTAACATCAAGCCCTTGGGTGGAGTTATCATTGGTAATGGTTCTACTGGAACTATTTCTTTTGATACTTACGACTGGGACTACAAAGGTCAGAAGGGCAGTTCTATGAGTTTAAAGAATGTTCTTGTAACCAACTTGATACCTTACGAAAAGTCAGACCCTGCAGGTTCAGAGTTTGGCAGTTTGGATTCTGGTTCGGAGTTTGCAAAGCCTAAAAAGGAAGAAGTTGATTTAGACTTTACAGACGACAGCGACTACTAATACAAAGTAGTACCTACAGATACTCTTCATTGAGGGGTATCGATAGTTACTATTTACACAACTAAAGGTCTTAATTGGCCTTTATTTTTCTATGGAGGAAAAATGAAAAATAAAGAAATAAAACAAGAGGGTGTCTTTGTTAGACATGAATCTTGTGAAGCCTGTGGCTCAAGAGATAACAAGGCTGTTTATGACAACGGTGATAAGATGACTTATTTCTGTTTTGGTTGTGAAAATACAGGAGTGTATGAAGAGAAGGGTGAAACTATTAAGTTAGCACCTAAAGAGTTTCAAAGTTCTACAGAGAGTATCAATGAGATAAACACTTTTGACATTAGAGGTTTCAGAGAGCGTAAGATTAAGAAAGAGATAGCCGAGCTTTATGATGTAAAGGTTGGATACTCGGAAGAAGATGGTAGTACTATTAAGTATCACTATTACCCTATAACTAACAAAGGTAAGATAGTTGGTTATGAGAGAAGAGATTTAGATACTAAAAAGTTTCTTGCCATAGGATCTGTTAAGAACAAAGACGAGTTCTTTGGACAGTCTAAGTTTGCTCCGGGGTCTTGTAAAAGGATTGTTGTTACAGAAGGTGCTTTAGATGCAATGTCTGTTCAGCAGGTTTGGAAAGATAAAGAGCAAGAGTGGGCAGTTGTATCAATTATCAATGGCGCTCAAGGTGCTTACAAACAAGTAGCCGCTAATTTATCTTATCTTAATTCTTTTGACGAAGTTGTGTTTCTATTCGACCATGACGAAGCTGGTCAAGATGGAGCAAAATCTTGTGCAAGACTTGTAAGAACAGGTAAAGCTAAGATTGGTGCCTTAGGAAGGTTTGGTAAAGATGCTTCTGACTATCTAGTTTCAGGTAAGACCTATGAGTTAGAGAAAGCAATTTGGAATGCAGAGAAGTACTCTCCTGCAGGTATTATTAATTCTGCAGATACTTGGGAATTATTTAATGAGGACAGAAGAGAAGATTCTGTACCTTACCCTGATTGCTTTGGTAATGTAAATGATATGACATATGGTAGAAGAACTGGTGAGCTAACTATTTTTACAGCAGGAACTGGCTCTGGTAAATCTACTTTTGTTAAAGAGGATATTTATCATTTAATAGTTACTACAGATTACCAAGTTGGTGTTGTATCTCTTGAGGAGTCTGTAAGAGAAACACTAGACGGTGTAATAGGTGTCCATCTTAATAAAAGAATCAACTTACCCGATGTTGTATTTGACAGGTCAGGAGAGGAAGGTTCCAAAGCTTGGCAAGAGGTTGCAGGTTCAGGAAGACTTCTATTATTAGACCATCAAGGCTCAGTCACTGACTCTTCTCTTATGGATAAGATAGAGTTCATGGCGGCATCTGGTTGTAAGTTTATATTCTTAGACCATATAACTTTAGCAGTTAGTGAGGTTGAGGGTAATGCTAATGAGGCTATGGATAAAGCTATGTCGGATCTATTGAAGTTATGCAAGAAGCATGATGTTTGGATTGGAGTAGTATCTCACCTTAGGAAGACAAGTGGTGGGAGTAAAACTTTTGAGGAAGGTGCATCAATAACAGAAGATTCTTTAAAAGGGTCTGGAAGCTTGAAGCAGATAGCCTTTCAAATCATTGGTTTTTCTAGGAACAAATACTCTGATGACGAGGGTGTAAGACAGAGAGTTAACATATCTATACTAAAGAACAGATTTACAGGGCATACAGGCCCTGCAGGATGTGCTAGATATGATAATTTGACAGGTCGTTTACACAGCACCCCTTCGGAGTTTAATTAGAGGAGTGGAAATGAAAAAGTTAGTTTTTGATGTAGAATCAAACGGTTTTGTCAATGACGCTACTAATGTTTGGTGTATTTCTACCTACGATATAATTAAAAAGACTTCAATAACTTTCTCAGACAATGATGATGATAGTCCTTCTTTAGCTGAAGGGCTAAAATATTTGTCAGAGGCTGACGAGTTAATAGGTCACAATATTATTATGTACGACATGCCTCTTTTAGATAAGATATTTAACTTTAAAACAGAGGCTAGGCTTATAGATACTTTTCTTATGAGCCAGTTGTTAAACTTTAATAGACGTTTAGGCAGGTACAAAGGTA